AAACGCGTATAGTCGTGTGGTCTTGCGCTACCGGAAGACGGTGAATATCACCCCTGCTATGAGAATGCGCTACAAATCGAAGATCTATAACATCCGGTGGGTGGGAGTGCCAGCGGAGGCGCGGAAGGTGATCGAGTTGCTTGTGGAAGAGCTGCAAGCAAAAGGGAGCGTGGCATAGATGGCAGATGGACTGAATTTCAATCTTTTAGGCCAGGATAAAGTGATTAACGTGCTCGGCAAAGTCGAAACGAAGATGTCGATTTTGATCCTGGAGGCGATTGTGACCGCTGCACGCAATACGCTTGAGGACTCGCAGTATATGGTTCCGGTGGACACCGGTGATTTGAAAGCCAGCGGCCACATGATTGTTGGCGAGTTGCTCGCGGCCGTCGTGTATGGAGACGGCTCGCAGACGGACAAAATTTATGACTATGGTGACTACCAGGCCGATGGCTATGCCTGGTTCCAAGAACTCGGGACCACTAAGATGGCGGCCCAACCGTTCCTCTATCCGGCATTTGAAGATAACGCCTACAAGTTGTTAGAGGACATTCACGGTATTTTGGCGGGGGACATCACGATATGAGTACACAGGCGGCGCGTGGTGAGCTTCATGCGGCATTTGATGCGAAGATTCGACCAGGGGGCGTCGTAGATGCAACCCTTGCGGGGCTTGGAGTGGTCGGTGTCTTTGATATTCGAGGGGTGCCTGAGAATCAGGCATTTGACTATATCACGCTCGGCAAAATCCAGGAGCGGCCCAACAATACGCTGGGACGGCGAGGATATGACGATACCGTTTGGGTTCATATCTGGTCGAGAGCGCTTGGCACCAAGAACGTGGAAGGCATGATGGCGCGGCTGGATGTGCTCTTTGATCAGCAGCCACTTGCAATGGCGACACAAACGCACGTTTCCACCATGTTTGATTGGTCTGATGTGTTTGAGGACCCTGACGGCCTGACGCTGCATGGCGTTGTAAGGTATAAAACGTTTTCACAGGAGTAAATTATGGCACAGGCGGGATGGCAATGTATTGTGCAGATTGGCGGCACACCAGCGACGGTGGGAGACCTCACCTCTGCTGAGATCACTATTAACGGGCAAGTCTACGATGTCACGCAGTTGGGGCATCAATGGATGGACCGTATTGGCGGATTAGCGGATTATTCGCTCAAGCTTGCTGGTAACTTCAACATGTCTGATGCGCAACAGGCGAGCTTACAGGCAGCGATGATCACCACGCCTGGAAGTATCGTGCAGTGGGTGGTTGCGCCAAAAGGGCTGGTCCCAACCACGCGTTATAGCGGCTCAATTATCTTGAAGCAAGAAGGGCTGAAATTCCCGGTCAATAACAAGGCCGACATCACGTTTGATGGTGACTCTACCGGCGCGTTGGTCTTTGTGGCATAGGGGTGATGTATGGCAGCACTCGCGGGTTACTTAGCACAACTTTATATCACCTCAACGCCGTCATTGGCGCTCACCAATGAGGTCTTGACGGACGCTGGCGACCATAAAACGTTCAACGAACCCACAGCCGCAAAGGTTGAATGGGATAAAGACACGGCGTTCGTCGTCCAGGCAGAGGCGGACGAGGTGCAAACGATCACCATCACCGGTGCGCCAACCGGAGGAACGTTTACGCTCAGCTTTGGCGGCAATACCACAAGCGCTTTGAACTGGAATGCCACAGCGGCGCAGGTCCAGACGGCCTTGCAGGCGCTTCCAAGTATAGGCGCTGCAAACGCGTTGGTAACTGGCGGCCCTGGCCCTGGAACACCGTTTACCGTCGAATTTACATCGGCCAAAGGATTTGCAAGTCAGGCATTGATCACGAAAACAGCAAGTCTCACAGGTGGAACCAGTCCTGATGTGGTCATCACAGAAGCACAGGCAGGTTTTACCTGGACAACGCAATCAAGCGGTTTCGTGATCAACTATCCAATTGGTCAGGTTGTATTCACAACTGCGTTCCTGGGTACCTCTGCTGGGTGTCGGATTTCATCAGGCGCGTATTATCCGTTCTCGTTCTTAGGGAATGCGAAGTCAGTGGAAGTGAATCCAACGCTGTCATTGTTAGATTCGACCGTCATCACAAATCCGCCAAGTCCGTGGATGACCAGGGTCGCAAGCCTTGCAGGGGCAAGTGTGAAGCTCGGCAAGCTCTGGGTAGACAACTCACTGGCCGGGGGCGTCACCAACGCCACGCGGCTCATTTTGATCGCCTACTCAGGCGCAAACGCAAACCAACGGTATGTTGGTTACGTACGCACCAAGCAGGATCACTTGAAGTTTGCGGTCAACGCGCTTGTGACCGAAGACGTCGATTTCGATGTGGACGGACAGCTCTACTATATTGCATCTTAATTCATTCATTTAAAAGGAAAACAACAATCATGGATACTCAAGCAATTCGACAGGCCTGGATGGAAAGCGAACTGGCAGAACAGCCGGTCAAGATTGATCTTCCAGGGCTTGCCGGGGCGAATCTCATTATCCGCGAACTGACCTTTGGCGAGGGCGCGGACCTGATTGCCCTCTGCTCTGATCAAAAATCAAAGACGATGGATCAGAAAAAGCTTATGGGCCTCGTCTTACTGGCCACGCTCAGGAATGCAGACGATCCTGACAAAGCCCTGATCTTCAGTGAAGCTGACCGTGATTTTATCCTGTCGAAGAGTATGAATGCGGCCTTGACCGCCGCCAATGCGAGCTTGAAGCTCTCAGGCCTGCAAGAGAAGGCAGCAGATGAGTCAAAAAACGTTTCGACCCCGAAGCAGAAGAGTTCGACGGTCGTCGAAGGTTCTGCTACCGTCTTGCCCACGAACTAGGGTATGTCGATCCTGACTTGATGCTGAAATATCTGGGTAACACCAAATTCAATGAATGGCTGGGTTACTTCAAGCAGCTCGATCAGGAAGTCAAAGACGCACAGCAGAAGGGCAATCAGCCTGCTGGGAATTCAACGACCATGACACTGGGAGGCGTATAAAGTATGAGCGGCGGTATGCTCGGCTCGATGACGGTTTCATTCGGGGCCGATTTAACCAATCTGCAATCGGGAATAGGCCAGGCACAAGGGATTCTGAAGAATCTTGGGTCTGGCAATTTTTCGGGTGCTCTGACTGGGGGTCTAACGCTTGCCGGGGGAGCTGCTCTGAAGTTGGGGGAAGATTCTATCTCAGCCAGTGGTGATTTCCAGCAGAGCATGTTAAAGATCCAGGCAGAGGCCGGCGTCTCATCTGACCAGATCGGCGGCCTGGGCAGTTCGGTCAAGCAAATGGCGATTGATGTCGGTCAAAAGCCAAAGGATCTGGCTGATGGCCTGTTTTTTGTCGAGAGTGCAGGGTTTGCGGGTAAGCAAGGAATCGACACGCTGCGCTTGTCCGCGCAGATGGCAGCAACCGACCTCACATCGACCACCACGGTCGCCAAAGGCCTCACGACCGAGGTGAAAGCGTTTGGGTTGTCCACGAGCGAGAGCGCGTATGTTTCGAACATCATGACAAAAGCCGTCAGTGACGGTAAAATCACGATGGAGTCGTACAGTCAGTCCATCGGTAAAGTTGCCTTAACAGCGCACGGCTATAATGTCTCTATTTTAGATACAAACGCCGCGCTCGATACACTTTCGAATAATGGTTTCCCAAGTGCTGCGCAAGCAGGAACAAGCTTGCAGAACCTGCTCGTGCAATTTGATGGTAATACGGACAAGCTCGCCAAGCACTTGAGTAAGCTCGGCATTGAAGGCTTTGATCCGGTCAAGTTTAAGGCGATGAACTTGGGCGACCAGGTGCATACCTTGAACGGCTTGATGCAAGGCCACATGGACCAGTTGAAGACGGTCTTAGGTGGTAGTCGCAATGCGGCTCAGGCCTTCCAGGCCTTGTCTGGTGATACGCAGGGCTACAATAAGGCCTTGACAGACCTCAAAGGCGCACAGGCCAATGGAGGCGCGGAAACGGCGGCCTTCGCTACGACCCAGCAGGGGTTTAACTTCCAGATGCAAAAGGCGTCAGCCGCGACGGACGTTATGAAAATCAATTTAGGTGATGCTCTGCTTCCAGTTTTAAATAATGTGCTGAAGACAGTGACGCCTTTGACCCAAGGCTTCATGAACTGGGAAAGTCAGACGCATGGGTTAGAGAAAGGCATTGGTGCGGTTGGGGTTGGCTTCCAAACGGTCGCAACCGGGGTACAAAATACCGTGAAATTCGGGGCGCAAGTGACGGACTTCTTCATGAAGAATCAGGTCGCAGCCGACATATTAGGCGGTGTGCTGGTTGGTTTGACCTTCATTATTATCGCCTTAAATGCGGATGCGATCCTTGCCGCAATCACCTCTATTCCGACGATGGTGGTCGCCTTTGGCGCGTGGACCGTTGCCGCTGGAGCGGCTGCCATAGCGACCATTGCGGCGACCTGGCCAATTTTGTTGATCGGGGCCGTCATTGCCCTGGTGGTGGTTGGAATTATTCTCGCGGTGCAGCATTGGGGGCAAATCTCGGCCTGGCTGAAAGTCCAGTGGGATCGCTTTAGTGGCTGGTTCATGGGAATGATCCATAGCATTGGCGGATTTTTTACAGACCGAATCGCTTATATGAAAACGATGGCAGAGGTCTATTGGGCTGCCATCCAATTTATTATTCAGGCGAAACTGGATCAAATCAAAGTCATTGTGGGGAACGTTGGTCACTGGCTGTACAACACCTTCATTCAGCCTTTTGTTGATGCCAAAAATTTCATCGGGAACATCCTGGGTGATATTGGCGGCATGATTAATACGGCCATCTCGAATGCAGGCAATATTGGTGGAAGCATCGCCCACGGTATCGGTATCCCTGGCTTTGCGAGCGGAGTGGAGAATTTTGGCGGAGGATTAGCCCTTGTGGGCGAAAAAGGCCCTGAGCTTCTTCAGCTTCCGAGGGGCTCAAGTGTCTATCCAATGTCTTCTAATCGTTCAGGTAGCGCCCCAGCTCAGTCTTCAAGCGGAGGTGGAGGAGGCACGATCTATGCAACATTCGTCATGAATGAGCATGAAATAGGCCATGCGATGGCCGAATATCAACTCAGTCAACTGCGTTCGCAAGGATGGAGGCATTAAATGGCAATTGTGGCGATAACCGGCACAATCGCCGGAACGACCATCAACATTAAAAATGGCTCATTCAGATTTACGGACATCATTGAGCAACGTAGTCAATGCACATTTATCGTGCAGGATGCGACTGGCTTGCATTTCTCGTATGGCCAGGTGGTTCAGATCACGGATAGCGTTGCTGGCAACCTCTTCTTTGGTTTTGTGGACACAAGCGATGAGAGCCGCTTACCAGGGTCAAGCGGGATGATCCAGCACTCAATCAAGTGTATGGACCCTGTCATGTGGGCGGATAAGCGCACGATCACGAAGAATTATTTTGGCCTCTATGGGGGCGTGGTGGTTGCAGACATGGTGAAGCAAATTTTGGCCGCTGAAGGCGTGACGGCCGCGTATGCGATTGAAAATGACACGCTTCAGGCTGATTTTGCGAGCGGGACGCTCACCAATACGACTGCAACCTCAGCCAATGATTTAGAGCTTGCTCTGGCAGGCACCCAGGTCAACATCACAGAGAACACGACGGCCAACTTTGCCACGGGCTCACTCACCAATTGCACAGCCAGTGCGAACTCGCTCACACCGACTGCGACGAAGGCCTTAAAGATCCAATCGACACAGTCCGTTCCAGGTGTGGGAAATGCGTACACCTACCTCAAAATCTGGGCTGGCTCGCAGCTCATCGGCGCGTCAAACTTCATCGACTATGACATCTGGATTGATCCAACCTGTCCCGAGGCGAAAATAGCCGTGGATATGGTCTTTTCAGATGGCACGACCTGGCGTGATACGGCTGTCTATACAGATGTGCAAAACATCCCGCCACATCCGAATAATGACCTGACGGGCCTCGCCACAGGCCAGTGGTATCATCGCGATTTCTTTCTAGGCAATTATTCTGGCAAGACGATCAGCTATTTTTCCATCGGCATTGAGGGCGATAAGACCGGCGTCTATACCGCCTGGATCAAGAATCTGTTCTATACCGATGTCTCGCGAGTGCCGATCACCAATTTTTTTAATGGGACACTACAAGTTTCCCCTGCCCAGCAGCTCCAAAATAATGGATACAGCTCTACGATGGTCACTGTCGTCAACACCTACGACCTGACCAATCAGAATGCAAAGACGTCGAATAGCTATCGCGTCTCGACGGCCTATTCGATAGATGCGGCGAAGATCCTTCGATCAAGCTTTCTAAACTATCAAGTGAGCTTGCCTACCAATACGACCTTTACTTTGAAATATTCGATTGATGCCGGGGCGAGTTATATTGCCTGTACAAATAATGCGCCTTTGCCGGACCTGCCCGCAGGCCTCGGCATAGCAGGGGCGAGTCTGATGTTTCGCGAAGAATTTAATTGTATTGTTGGCGGAACACCGGAGGTGACACCAGTTCTTTCTGCGGTAACGCTCCAGGTCATGCCGAGTTATAATGTGACAAAGACCGACATCCTCTATTCCATCGTCACCGGGGCAGGGTGGACCACGGGCAATACGCTCACGAACACAGCGAATCTGACAGGCAATAACCTCTCGCTCAATGGCACGGTCAGGAACTTTGACGATGGCTCAACGGCCAATATGACGCTCTTTGGCAATGGCTCCCCTGCTCAGGTGTGTACCAATCGAACATTCACATTGCAATGCAATGCCACGAATGAGGTGCGTTCACGCTTCGATTTCGCTGGCAACTTTGCCGATTTTACGTGTGAGTTCGACGTGCAGGTGACGACTGGCGTAAAAGTTGGTCTCTGCTATCGAACACCGTCAGCCAATTGGGGCAATCCTGACGGGAGTCCGGCGTATGTAATTGAGCTACAGCCGACGAGCCTGGCGTTGTTCCACTGCGGAAATAGTAGCAGTGGCGGAACGTTTACTGCGGTGACGGGGTCGCCAGTCGCATTGACGCTTACCAGTGGCAACTGGTACCGCATGAAAGTGGTGGTTGCAGGAAGCAGTCATAAGATCTATTTGAATGAGGTGCTGCTCATCAACACCACGGATGCAACGTTTACGGCTGCGGGCATGGTTGGCTTCAGGAACCGCAATACGCTCGGCAGCGTCTTTGTTGCAGCATTGGACAACTTTGGGATCATGGCGACGACCACCGGGACGTGGGTCAGCTCGGCGCAGTCATTAACCTCTGCTGGGAGCTATGGGACAAGCGTGATTAGTTGGCAAGATCAATCGTCTGGCCAGTCCACGCTACTTGTCGAAGCCTCCATTAATGGCGGATCGACCTGGCAGGCCTGCACGAATGGCTCACCTATTCCAAATTTCACTGCGGGGCAATCGCTCAGTGGCGTGAACCTTACCATGCGAGTAACCTTGACCACGACGGCGGCGAGTATCTTGCCAGCAATCAACAATTTCACCGTGCGCATCTTGGGCGCATTTTCCGCCACAGGGACGCGGGTCTCCCCTGCTCTGTCCCTCGCCAATGTAGGGCGATTAGGGGCGTCAGGCGTCAATTGGACAGCCACGACACCACCAAATACGAGTGTCGCCGTGGCTACCTCTACGGACAATATCACGTATACCAGCGTGGTGAATGGAGGCGCGATAAACGGCCTCACGCCACAACCCGCGCCCACGATTGATAATTTTCATACGAATTCATCGGCAAACTATACCCAGACCTTTCAGCCGACAAGTGGAAGTGCAAGTACGGACACCTGGGATACGACCAATAGCCGCATCTCACTGGTCGGCGGCTCACGAGCATTCTTGCTGTATACAAGCATCACAGCAGGGGATCTGGACATGACCGCGATCATGAGCCAGACGGATGTAGGAGGTCTCTGTTGGCGTGTGAACGGCACGCATGATAGCTACTATCAACTCATTGTGAATGATGCCAGTTCGTTTAATACGCCAAACGACATTGCGCTCTTTAAATGTGTGAGTGGCACACGGTCATATGTGAATGATAAAATGGTGACGTTTCCGAGGGGCTCCTATCATGCGGTTCGCATAACGATGGTTGCGGGTGTCATCACGGTGTTCTTTGATGGCATTCAGCTCTTCACCTCTACCGATGGCTCACCGCTTGCGGCTGGCAGTTGTGGCCTTGCCAACGATGGCGGGACGACCTATGTCAACGACCTTCGTATCCAACCATTAGGGCAGGATATAAGCGCGTTGTCTGTCTATACAAAGGTGACGTTGACCTCAACCGATCCGACGGTCTCCCCTGCCATGCAAGAATTGACGATGGCTGCGACGGGGCCAAGTATCGGGCTTGGCTCTCTTGTTCCATCGGTCGCTTACACGCCAAAAACCTTTGTGAGTGCCAATATCAATGATCTGGCGAAGAAATCAGATTATCTCTGGAATATCACCAAAGCAAAAGCCTTGCTTTTCCAGCAGAGGAAGACGACGCCGGCACCCTGGCCGCTCTCCTCAAAAGATATTTTGGTGGTAGGTCTCAAGGTCTCTAACGGTGTTGGCACGCTGTACCGCAACCGGCAAAATGTGATTGGTGTGGTGGATACGATTATCTTCTCTGATACAAAAATAGGAGATGGAAGCGCAACTAGTTGGGCGCTGGCCTATCCGCTGGCCTCAGCTCCTACGA